GCCGCGCCCGCGAGGTTGATATTTCCCTGGCCGGGCAGTGTCGGCGTGCCCTGTAGCTGGGTCGGTGTGAAGTTCTGCGCGCCCCCGCCCCCGCCGCCTGCACGCATGCCGCCGCCTGCGCCGCCGCCCCCGCCCGCGTCGCCCGCCGACAGGTTGCCCGCGCCTGCGCCGAGCTTCTGCGCAAGCTGGGCCATGTTCGCCGCGCTCATGCCGCTCTGGTCCTGCACCATCTGGCTATAGTCCTGGGCATCCTGCACGCCCGCCGCGCCCCCGAGGGTCGCGGGCATCATTGCGGTGCCCTGATACTGCGGAATGCCGCCGCCTGGCATGGTGAATTGCGAGGGTGCCGAGCCATCGGCGGAAAATGACGCGGCCTGCGGGCTGTTCTGGAATTTTGACAGCAGGCTTTGCAGGCCCGCGCCAGACACGCCAGCGCCGCCGCTGCCCGTATCGCTGCCGCTCATGACGCATCCACAAAGGTTAGCTTTGCGGTGCCGCTCACGTCGCCGCTGGTGGCCGTGACGGTCACTTTCTCCGCGACGGTATCGACAACCGACACGGTAGCGCTGCCGGTTTCCTGCGCGCTGGTGTCGGTGTTCGCGTGCAGTACGGCGGTTTCGCTATCGACGGTCAAAGCGAGGTCAATGCCGCCCATGGGTTGCCCGTACTGGTCGGCGGCTACAAACGTGGCGTTGTTCTGCGTTTCGCCGTCTGCTACGTTGCCGTCCACTGACGCATTGCCCGTAATGGTCGTCAGTACCGAATCGAGCGCCGTAAAATTCACGGTCGCGCTGCCAATGGCCGCGCCACTGGTGCCGGTCACGGTGGACGCGCCGGGCGTTTCGCTGGTCACTGACACGGCCAGCGTGCCCATGCTGTCGGTCGTGCCGCTCGCGGGGTCAACCGTTGCGCCATTGGTCGCGCTCACTGAAACCGGCGCATTGGCAATCGTGACGCCCAGCGAGCTTAGAACGCCAAACGTGACCGTTACGGCGGCGGTGCCGTCCGCGTCGGCGGGGTCGCCCTCTACCTTGGTGGCAACGGCTGCTGGCACGGTTACGGCGTCGCCCCCTTCGACCAGCGCCGCGCGAATGGCCAGGCCCTTTGCAATTTCCGGGTTGATGCGCTCGCAGTACTCCGCAATGCCGGTCATGTCGCCCGAGGCCATGGCGTCGTCAATAACCTGCGTCATCGGCGTGAGGTATTCGGCATTGACGCAGGCCGGATACTCGCGCAAATAGTCTTCGGCGGTCAGTCCTGCCTTGGTGTCGCCCAGCCGTGTAAGCCCGAACGGGGCCGGTTTGCCTGCCACCTTGGGCAGGGTCGGGGCCACGCGGGCGCGCAGCACGTCGAGCCGCCAGGCGCGGTTGCGCACGTCTGACGGGCTGATAGGGTAAATGGGCGGTGTGCCCGGCGCTGCGCCTTCTGCCAGACGGGCCTTTTCGGCGGCCATGTATTCGCCCGTGGTGGCGTATTCGGTTGGTGCCTGCGGTGCGGTCGGCATGTCGCGCTCCCAATGAAAAAAGCCCGCTGCGCGCTACGGGGCGCGGGCGGGCATACAAGCTACTAACGAGGGTGTGAACTGTGCTGCAAATCCAAAGGCTGAATGAGGGAGCCTATCGAATCAATGGCAATACTATGGTGTTTTGTAGACTATAGCCAAAAACTAAATTCAGACAGGTTGCGTCTACATGCTAGCGGTCTGCTGTCGTTCTGCTTGCAGTACGCGCGCCGAAGCGGTGGACTTTTCGAGCGCCAGGGCGGTGCGGTAGACCTTGCGACGAAAGCGCCGCACACGGCGATAGAACCCGTCGCGGGTGATTTCCTGCGCCGCTGCTGCCTCTTTGACGCTGCGCGCCGGGACAAGGTAGAACAGCAGAAACGCGGTTTTGGCCGGGCCGTCGTCCTGCGCGCTGATTGCCGTGTTGAAAATAGACAGCACGGGCGACAGGCCAATGTGAGGCGCGGGGCGGATTTTCGCGGGCTGCATGCGCGCGAGGATGTTTTTGGGGATTGGTGGCGCTATGAGGCCGTGCTGGCGGTGCCAGTCTGCCCAGCGCAAGCATAGTGCATGCAGTTCGCTATCTGCGAGGTCGTCGGCGAGCGTGTTACTGGTGCGGCGCATAGGTGCCCCCTTACAGGTCAGGTGGCACGGCGGCGGCGTCTAGCCATTCGTATCTGTAGCGCATGAGTTCCAGGCGCTCGCGCGCATCTTCGGCGCTCGTTTGTAGCATCCATTGTAATATCGGCGCGGCCCGTATACAACGCCAGCCTGTCGGGCCGCGCTCCCACACTGCGCCCGCCGTCCAGTTACGCGTTGTGACACGCAGCAGGCGGCGCACAGGTTCAGCCCTGCGCGGCCCGAGGCGCGGCCATCGCTGCGGCGGCTACGCGCTTCGCTTCGTCACTTTTCAGGCGGTCGGGGTCGATAATGCCCTGGTCAATCACATACTGGCGTAGCTCTGTAGTGGACTCGTCGCGTTTTTGCGCGAAGTAGTCAGACGCCCCGCTAAACGCGTCGAGCAGCGAGCGCAGCGCCATGATTTCGCCCATGCAGATACTGGCCGCGTTAGAGCCTTCCGGGGCGGTCGTCAAAAGTTCCTCCTGGTCTTTCAGGCGCTGTTCTGCGGTGCCCAGCACGTCGGCGTAGCCGATAGCTTTACCCGCGTGTACGCCGCCGTCGTGCGAGATTTCCAGCATTTTGACCATCTGCGCGCCGCTAATCTCGCCGCTGTCGTCGGCGTCTGCGGCCACGTCGGCGCTATGCGGTGCAAACGGCTTGTGCGGTTCAAGCGGTTCGTGTGAGCCGTCGCGCGCACGCTTTACCATGGTTACGTCTGCGTCGTCGGGCGCGCGCCCTTGCAGGGACAGGCCCACGCGTTCGAGTGCGCCGCCCAGGTCGGCGGGTGAGATTGAAACGCCGTCGCCGCCCACGGTCACGAATACCATGGTTTTCGGGTCGTCCATCGAGAAAGCGCCGGTTATCTGCGTGCCCAGCAGTTTGCGCGCGGTCGTCGCAAGTGCGGTCATGATTGCTTCGGCTTCTTTACGGCTTGTCGTCATGGTCGGGTTCCTTGGGGAAAAATTCGCGTATGTCGGCAATCGTGACCTTGTGGGGGCCGCCCGCTGCCATAACGCCCGCCATGAAGGTTTTCAGATTGTCATATAGCAGCACAGGGCGGCTATTGTCGAGCTTGCACAGGTCGGGGCTTACGTCGAGATTGAAATGCATACGGCACGCGAGCGGGCGCGCATCGTAAATGCTGCATTCATTGTTGACCAGAAACGGGCACGGGTTGCCATAGCCCAGCGGGATAGCTTCGGCGAATTCTGCGCGCCTTTCCGTCATGCGGTTGACGGGTTTCGCGGGTTCGCGGCCCGTGGCTCGCCCTATCAAATCGGCTTCGGCCTGGTTGATTGCCACGGCGATATGGCAACAGTGAGAACAGCCCTTGCGGCATACGGCCTGCTTGCCGAGGTCGTCGGCGAGCGGGGCCACGGCGTCATACAGGGCGCGCGTTTTCGCGCTGTCGGGCATCGCACGATTGCGCAGCACGCGGGCCATGGTGGCCTGTATGCGCGGGTCATTGCGGCGGCTGATTGCTTCGATTGCGGGCGCTTTGGCGTGGGCGAATGCCTGCCGGTCGTCGTCGGGCAGTTCGCTAAATCTGTTCGTCATCGTGAGGGTTATGTGTTGTCCAGCGGCCCAGCCCCATGCGCTCGCTGGCTGCATTTAGCTGTTCCTGTGTCGGGCTGCATGTGGCGCACAGGGCAGACAGCGCCTGCGCGCGCATGTCTAGCTGTTGTTCGTCCATCGTGACGAATAGCCACGGCTGGCCGTAGGCAATCCATAGCACTATCCAGGCAAGTTGTGCGCCGACCGTCCACCAGCCCCCGCCGCTGTCGGTGAGGTAGTGCGCGGCCAGCATGAAAAACAGCGGGACCAGCCCGCCTATCTGCGTGCAGTAGAAGCGCCAGCGCGATAGCGTCTGTTCGCCTCGCATGACGGTATGCACGTAATCGGCCACGGCTTCGGGCGCGGCCAGTGTCGCCACAATGCGGGCGGCCTGCTGCACGCCCATGGCGGCCATGATTGCGCCGGTTGCCCGCGCATTCCATGGGCGGTTAAGCGTGTCTATCAGGCTATCGAGCAGTTCGCCGGGTTTCATTGCGTCATCAGTTTTTCTTTGGCGGCCATGACAAAGTAGGTGGACATGGTGATACCCAGCGCTTCGGCATGCGCCTTGACTTCGGGGACCATTTCCACGGGCACATTGACCATAACCCGTTCGCGCTTTTTGGCGCTGGTGGCAACCGGCTTTGCGGCCTTGTTGTGCGAGGCGGCCCGCGTTCGGCCTGCGCGCAGGATGGTTGCGGTTTCGTTGGCTTTCTTTGCTGCTGCTGTCATGTCGTGACCTTCAATAGTTCGTTAATGTATGCGTCGATTTCGGCTATAGCTAGCGTGTCGTGCGGCGTGTATTCGTCCACGGCCAGCCCCCGAGCGCTCGCGCGCCCTACTGCCTTGCGGCGCACGATAGCGGTTTTAAAAACGTTGCCGAACAGTTCCGACTCTTTCGCGTACTTGCGGCATTCGCGGTTGTCGGCGCTGTCGATTGGGTCGGCGCAGTTCAGCAGCGCCCGGCAGACCAGCGGTTTTTCGCGTGCGGCGTTGATTTCATGCACGACGTTTTCGAGGTCTTCGAGCGCCCACAATTCATAGATGCCCACGTTGAGCGGGGCAACCAGTACATCAGCCACCAGCAGCGCCGCGCGCAGCGTCTTGCTGTCGCCCCCGCCGCAGTCAATCACAACATGGTCATACCGCCCGCGCTGCGCGCGGACCTGCGCCCGCATGTCGCCATGGTCGGGGTAAGCGCTCGCCGCAATGGGGGGCAACGCGCTGATTTCCTCGCGCATGGTCATGCTGCGCATGCCGGTTTTCTGGTCGTCGCCGTCCACAAACCAGGGCGTCAGGCCGCGCATGTGCAGCCCGAGCGCGGTTTGCACGCTCATGGTTGTCTTACCGGTGCCCCCTTTGGTGTGGGCTACCACGTAGGTTGTCATTTGAACCCCTTTTCTGTGCTGGTGCCGAGTGTAGCACAACGCTAGCGAAACGGTTGCACTCTGAAACATCAAAATACTTGTTGCACTCTGCTAGCACTCTGCTACAATGTAGTTACTGAAACGCAACGCACAAAGGGGCAACACATGGAAAACATTCAACACCTGCCAGTCATTACCGAAGCCCGCGCGATTGACGCGATTTTCGACGCATGCCGCGCCAATGAAACCCGCGAGCCGAAGAAAGGCGTTACGTTCCGCCTGCTGGTCAATGGCATGCACGAAGCGGCATTGCGCGACGCTGACGGCGTAGTTATCGCAATTGCTCACGTTGACCGTTTCGACGTTTAAAGGGGATAGCCATGATTCATTTTCACGACGGTTCTTTCTATCGCAACCGCGCCTGCATGGCGTGGGGCGAAATGCAGCCGGTAGACGACATTTTCGACCGTGCTAACGACCTGGCCGCAGGCTACTGCCTGGACGCCATAGAGGAACAGCCAGCGGGCGCAACGTGGCGCGTTGAGCCGGATTCGGGCGAGCCGTTCGCGGCCCCGCGCAGCGCCTACGGTCGCTATTGAGCAGATTGCTACGGGGGTAGTTTTGGGCCGCATTCGTGCGGTCTTTTTTCGTTCTAACCTGTTGCATTCTGCTAGCACTGTGCTACAATGTAGTCATGGGTTGAACGAAACGGAGCAAACGAAATGCAAGACGCAATCAAATTCATCAGCTACGCAAACGGCACGATTCGCAATGCAGCGGGCAAGCTGGTCGCCTTTTATGACGCAGCAGAAAAAAGCCTGTCAATCGACGGCTTCGCGCTGACGTTCTATGCCGACGACCTAGAACATGCAATGGAAATTGTCGGGCGTCGCGCATCATGAAAACACTAATTCAGGCGCAAACGGCGTACATCGAGCAGGTAAACCGCTGCGTGCGCCCCAAAGACCGCGCGAGCCGTGTACGCCGGTCGGCGAACGGCAAGCTGCACGCCTACCTTGAACGGCTGGGCATCACGGGCGAGCAGGCCCGCCAAATCTGCCGCGACGCTTGGGACATGGCAGAGCTTGAACATAACAGCGAGGATTGAGAGCATGAAAAAATTTATCTGTATTCTGGCGGCGGCGCTCGCCGTCGTGTCGGTGCCCGCTGCGGCTGCGCCTAATCTTTTCATCGCCCCGAACAAGGCGGGCGGCCTGATTGTGCTGACAGGTGGCAACGCGTCATGCGCGCCGGGCTGGCTCGAATACTTCATGACGGATTCGGGCGGGGAAAAGCTGGGCGGCGGCTGCTGGACTGTCACGCCGACAGACAACACCTTTGTGCATGTCTGGAAAGCGGGCGAGCAAAGCGAGCGGCTTTATCCAATGTCGGCATTCAACGCAACGGGGGAAAAATGAACATTGAGTTCGGCGACAGCGAGCTAGAACTGTTGATAGAGGCGCTGGGCCGCCTGCACGCGGACAAGGTAGCGGCGCTCGCATCGTCGCAGAAAGCCGGGTTGCCATACGCTGCGCGGGACTTCGGCATGCCGCAGATTGAGGCCCTACAGACGCGTATCGAGGCCGCCTATAACGAGGATTGACCCCAGCCCGCCCCGTGCGGGCATTCTGCTATCATTGTGCAACACACAAACTAACGAGGGTTTTATGACTTACAACGCTATCGCAGCCCGTAACAGGCTGGTCAAAGAGGGCCACCTGTCGCCCGAGGCGGCGGAAACGGTTATGGCCGTCATCCTGGAGCATGACGACGCAACCGGGCAGGGACTGGCAACCAAAGCCGATTTGCACGAACTGCGCGCCGGTCTGCTGCACGCTATCTATTTCGCCCTGCTGGCGCAGACATTGGCCGTGGTGGCGCTCACGACAGGCCTAACGGTCACGCTGGTTAAGGTTCTGCACTGATATGACCGATACCACAAAGAGCATGGCGCAGCACGTCGCCGAGCGGCTGGCCGATAACCCCGCGCTGGCCGCGCACATGCCCCGTGCGCTGGTCGCGGCGCTGCCCCCTATCCCGAGCGCCGACGAACGGCTAAAGCTGCTGCTGGCCGGGCTGGACGAACTGCAACACATGATTATTGCGGGGCTGGCGGCGCATGCCTCGCCCGCCGACGTGCTGGCCGCCGTCGCCCGGCGCATTGCCGTGCTACGCGAGGTACACGAGAAAACGCTCCACGGCGACGCCGCCGACCATGCATAACTTCAAAACCGGCGACGCCGTGCTAATCGAGTGTGAGGGCCGCCGCGTGCCCGGTGAGGTCGTGTTCGCGTCGGGCAATGGCGTTTCGCTCATGCTGGGTTTCGAGGCCGTGCTAGCCGGTCACGTTGGAATGATGCCCGTTCTACGCGACGACAAAGGCGCGTATCAGTCCATCATGACTGGTCACGCGGTCGCGCTATCAGTCCGCTAGCGAAGTGCAGCCATAACGCGCGGCATGTCTGCCGGGGTCACGCCCGGTAGGCCTACCATCCACAACGGCGGCAAGGGCACAACGTCATCATGTGGCCGCCACAGGTGCAGCACTTCGGCATTGTTGACATACTGCGCGGCGGGCGGGTGTAGCTGCATGACTGCCTCGCCGTCGTCAAAAAAGAGCCGCTTTATGTAGGCCATTTCCCCCCACGTCGGCAAGCGGCGCTCATTCGATACGCTCACGCTCACATGGTCCCAGCCGCCCCCATTGCTCGCTATCACGTAGACCCGCGCCGTCGTCGGGCGTATGCGTAGCTGAAACGCGCCGTTGTGCTGGTCGCCTGCAATGTAGCCGCGCAGGGGCACGCGCCAGCGGTTCAGATGGTCGAGCGTTCGCATAGGTGAGCCTTTACGGGGCCTGCAAATAAAAAGCGCCCGCTGCGCCACAATCGGGGAACGCGCGGGCGTAAAGATAACGGGTCGCAGCCGCCGCCGTGCCACCGAAGGCCGCGCAGCCCGCTACGGGTAAAACTAGGCTTCGACCAGCGGGTAATGCTGGGCCACGTCGCGCGTGATATCCACCCATGCGATATAGCGCGGCTGGATGCCCTCGCCTGCGCCCACGGTGCCATTGAGCAGCATGCCGTTTTGCGGGTCGCCCGCGCCTGCCACCTGGTCACTGTTCGGCGCTTCCCATGCCGGGCGCGCGGTCGTGATGTTGATAGCGGCAATGGTGCCAGCGGGCACAACGCCCGAGGGTTCGGCGGGCTTCGTTTCGGTGTACGTCGTCGTGCCCGTGCCCGCACCGAAGCCCCCCGTTTCCTGGCGCACATAGCCCGCGAACGAACCGCCCTGCATGGCACGCGCGAGCGCTTCGGGGTCCATCGCGCCCACGGCTGGCGCTGCGTCCTGTGCTGCCGGTGCTGCGTCTGCCTTGACTGCCTTTTTCTTTGCCATGATTGCCACCTTTCCTGTGTTGCAGCGTGCTAGCCCAATGCTGGCATATCGCCACTACGCTGCACGCGTTGCGGGACGCCCATAAACAGCGGTAGGGCGGTCTTTTCGGTGATACGTTCGATAATGTCGGCGGCGGCCTGTTCAATCACCTTGTGGGCGCGCACCAGATCAAAACCGATTTGCAGCGTGTGACTATGCGGGTCGATGCGGTAGCGCAGGCGCGCGCCGATTTTGTACGTCGGGCCGCCCATGAAAACCGGAATGCCGAGAAAGAACTGTTCGGGCATTTCGAGCGCGCCATTGCCGCCTGTCGCGTTGATGGTTTCGGCATAGCGCAGTTGGGTTGCGCCGTTCGTCAGGCGCGTGGCGCTGGAAAATTCCGCCTTGATGGTCGCATGCAGTACCTGCGCCAGTTCGAGCAGTACCGCGCCGGGCGGTTCCGTGGGCGAGCCGCTAAACACGTCGTCAACATTGCTTTCAACGAATTCCGCAAAGTCGCGTTGCGCCCCACGCTTGCCATTCATTGCCGTCCATATCTGCCATTCGGGCGTGACCATCGGGGCATACACGCCGCGCCAGTCTGCCCATGAGGGCTGTTCGCCGCTGGTCGTGTCATCCAGCACGGCCACAAAGCGCACGCCCTGCGTGGGGTTGTTCGTTGCATAGATGCGCGTGCGCTCGCCCTTGCGCTCATTGACCCATGCACAGAAGGATTCACAATCGCCGAGTTCGGTCTGGCCGCGTGCGCGCGCCGGGGCCGGTAGCAGGGCTTCGAGGTCGTGTAATGACCAGTCGGGCGGGACAACCGTATAGGGTGCGCCGAAGTCGCTCACGCGGCGGGCTTCGAGGCCTGCCACGGTGAAAGAGGCGAGTTCCTGGATAGCGCTGCGGTCAATCATTGTGCGCCCCCGTTGGTGCCGGTCGCAACGTCGCGCGGCGGTTCGTGAGCGGTCGGTACTTCGCGCAGGTCGAGCGGGGTCTGGCGCGGATTGTTGCGGGTGAGGTCGCCCCCTGCGGTGACAAAGAACAGGCTGCTGCCGCGTTCGTTACGCGGTTCCTTCATGCCGATTTTGTCGCACACTTCGACGGCTTCGCCGCTGTTCTTTAGCGGCTTGACCGATAGCGTGTAAGTGATTTCGCCACCGCGCCCGGTTTCAAGACATGCGCGCACCAGTGCGGCCAGTGATTCGCTCAGTTCGTCGTGAGACTGCCCACCGCGCATATCGCGCAGCACGTCCGCAAACAATCGCATAGCGCCTCCATGGCGTTACGTTGGTCGATTGTGTTTCGGAATGTGTAACGGTGCGCTCTGTAGTGGCGCTGGGCTGCTGTTGCATCATAGTTGCCAAGCATGATTCATACAATATCGTGCGTTGTGCTGCGCATTGCGCACTGTTGCGCTATGCTAGCACACTGCTGACGTTTTGTGCGTCCTGCTGCTGCCACTCGCCGCATAGGTCAATGTCATACGTCGCAGGCCATTTCGCCAGGTTCGGCATGTCGTCGTCTGAGTCTTTGCACTTGCCGGGGCGCGGCGCATGGCGGGTGCATAACCCTACGCTGCTTGCAACCTGAAAATACGCGGGCAGGTCGTCGCGCTCAAACCAATGCCGACAGGTCGCGCAGCATTGCTGCGCCGGTAATTCGTCCGTCATGGCTAGCCCCCGTTCTTTCCGTAGCCGTTGCGAATCAGCACGCGTTCAATGGCACGCCATAGCGGCCCCTCATTGGCCCCGAGGCCTGCGCGGTACTGGCGCGGCGGATACAGCGCATGCTCGCGCCCTGGGTCGTACTCGTCGCCGTGCGTGTGTGCCCATGCGCGCAGTGCCGCCGCGAGGCCGCATAGCTCGCGCAGGTCGTCGGCGTCGGGGTTGTGGATAGGTGCGTCCATACCCTTAGCCCTGAGTGCGGGGTCGGTTCGCGCGTCGCCGTACAGGTGCATTGCGTGCGTCCTGCAAAGCCGCGAGTCTGCCGCATGCCTCGTCGTACATCAATCCCGCCTGGTCGAGCATTTCGCCGAATTCCGAACAACGCAGCGCCAGTTCCTCTGCAAAAGCAGCAGCGCCGAGCCAGTAGCCCTGTTCCAGGTCACGGCGGGTACGCGAGCCGGGGCGCGGGTGACTACCAAACGCGCTTGTCATGCTGTCTAGCGCGCCGTCGAGTCGTGCGGTTAGCAAGGTTGAACGGCGTTCGATTGTCGTTTCCATGGCGTTTATCCCTGAGTTCTCCCAGCCGTTCGGCGGCCTGCCGTTGCAGCGCCAGCGCCCGCGTGCGTATGTCGTCGCCGGGATGCCCCATAGCCAGCCCGAGCGAATCTAACGCGCCGGTCATATACGCGATTTCCAGCGCGTGTTCCATGGCGGGTAATAGCGTTCGTTTGCCGCCGTAAATCAGCGCGTCGAAATAAAAATCGCGCAGCGTCGCCGACCATCTATGAAAATCAATCCGTTCTCTTTTCATGAGGCGCGTTCGGGAAATAACCGGTGAATACAAACCGCTGCAATGTGTTCGTGCGGCCAGCCCTCCGGGTAGCCGTCGCGGCCCATTACCAGCCCCTGCGCCCGCATTTCGTCGTGTGCTAGCTGGGCGGCGTCAAACGCGAGCGCGCCCGACAGCACGCGCAGCATGCGCGCGATTACTTCGCTGCCGGGGATGCCCAGCGCCGCGCCTATGCGGTCTGCGTCGAATTCAACCATGACCAATCCGGTTTTGCTATCGGTATGGCCCGTGCAATCAATAATACGCATCGGTGCTGTCATTGTGCAACCCTTTTAAAAGGCCCTTTAAACGCGTTTACAGCCGTTTTGGGCGGTCGTCAAAAAATCGCGTCCAGCGGCCCAAATTCTGCCAGCCAGCGGCTTGTACGCGATTCTGGCGGGCCAGCGGGCCTGTTTTGCGTTTACTGCCGGTCTGCGAGCCTGCCCGTTTCTTTCAAAAGCGCGCCTTGTCGCGCGCCTGTCGAGCCGCCGCCAGTGCTGCCGCCAGACTTTGCTCGCCTACAGCCGTGACCTGTTTCGCCTCGCCGTTGATGCGGTTGATTTCTTCGAGCGCGACATTGCGGGCCATGGGCACACTACCGATAGGGGTTTCCCCTCGTTTCTGGCCCTCTTTGCGCGCATTGTCTATCACGGCTTTAAAGTAATTGAACGAATCTATGGGGTTGGGGCTGTTCTGCGCGATGCCTACGGCGTGCGTGGCTTCGGCTGGGGTCACGTTGCGCACCGTGCAGAAATTGCGCACGGCGGCTGGGTCGGCGTTTATGCCCATCTGGCCGCAGCAGCGTATCAGCGCGTGCGCGGCGGCTTCGGTGTCGGCGGGGGGCTTGGCAGGCGCGGGCGGTTTTGACGTTGCCTTGTCTTCGTCCTCGCCGGGGTTGCTGGGGCCGTCGTGTTGCGTTGCGGTATCCACAGGGTGCGCAGGGGGGTTTTGAAGTTCTTTTCCCTGTATACGGGTTTGCGGGTTTCCCTCAAACCACTTGCGGGATTCCCTCAAACCGTGAAACTTTTCGCGGGTCTGTTCCACGGTTTTGGGGTTTCCCTCAAACCGGGCCGCCAGCCCTTTAAAATCAACGCCCATGGCGTCGCCGTACCCATGCGTGAGGGCCGTAATCGCCTCATGGTCTAGCTGGTAGGTCGTCACGTTGCAGCGGCCCACCTTGCGGCGCACCAAGCGCAGGCGGTGCATGACCGTTTGCACGCGGCGGAACTGTTCTACGGATATGCCGAGGTCGGCGGCCCATTCCGGCGCGGTCTTCGTCCACCAGCCGCCGCCGCCGTTCAGACGCCACGCGAACGCACTACAGAAGACGCCAAAGCCCAGCGGCTGTTCGGTGGCCGCCGCGATTGCTTCGGCTTCATGCAGGTTAAACGTGCGTATGCCCCCCGCGCGCCACGCCTGATAGCCCGCCATGGTCTGCGGGTCCGATAGCGGGCCGTCGTCGGGGTCTTCGTCTTCGTCGGGTTCGGGTACAGCGGGCAGGGCTTCGGGCAGGTCAAACGTGAGCGCGAGCCAGTGCGAGCGCTGCGCCGCCGTCATGGCCGCAAGCTGGTTGCGGTCGTCGTCGCTGATTGCAAGGGTCGTCGTCATGCTGCGGCCCTCACAAAGCAGCGCACGCAGGCCGCGCCCGCGCATGCCGTGTACATCAGCATGCTGGGGGAAATGACCAGCCCGGGCAGACAGCCTGCGTCCTCAAGCTGCCCGAGGGCAACCGCGAGGCGGTAGCGGTTCTGGCCGGTCGCGGCGCTCGCGGTGTCGAGCGGTACGCCGTAGGCGGTGCGTCCTGGTGCCGTTGCAAGTACGGCGAACAAAGCTACTGCATCAGCGCCCACGCTGGGGGCAAGCGCCTTGCGGCGGTATCCGGCTGTCATTGTCGTTATTTTCCATAATGGCTAAACGACGTGGCACGGCTTGGGGTTTGTCACACACAACCGAAACGCGGGTACGTGCCCACGTTTTCTGGTTGCACACATGGCGCGACCTGTCTACAATCGGCCCTGAAGTGACAAACGCCCCTTGCCGGGCCATGTCGCGGAGTAGTCTCTTTTAAAGCCCCGATACTTTCCACGGTTCCGGGGCTTTTCCTTTTGTGCAGCGCAAACGTTTAAAACGCTCACAACCCGCACTGGCGCTCATTTTTCACCTGGTTAGCCTGGTTTTGCAATACTTTCATCGCGGAAAGTATGAGAATAATTTACTTGCAAAATCCGCCAGAATCGGCATTCAATCGGCATCTATTCAACCCGCATAATCATTATTCCGGGTGAATTACGCCCTGCTGCTGTTGCACTGTGCTAGCAGTGTGCTATACTTCTGTTATCGCAACGCAACACAGAAGGGAACCGCACCATGCACCATATCAATTCGTTTTTCCGCTCCGACCTTGACCGCTATTACGCCCAGGCCGATGCCGCCGACAGCCGCGCCGACGCGGTAGACGTGCGTATGAACGCGATTGCAGCCGCGCCCAATATGGAACAGTTCGCAGACGCATTCTGCGCCATCGGCACGGGCAAGGGCGACATGCAAAAACTGTTGACGGCGTATACCCTGGGGCGCGATGCTTTCATGTCTGAGGTCTTCGAGCAGTTAAACGCGGGCTTCGCCGACGTTGCAGACCTTGAAATTGAAGAACAGGATACGCAGGCGCTCGAATGCAACGCGCGTGAGGTTCTTTCCGATTGGGATTAATGCCCATGATTGCCGGTTATTACTATCTGCATGCCAATGGCGCGGTTCTCTATAAGAGGGCCGCGCCTGGTGTCATTACGGATTTTGAAAATTCCGACCTGGTTAAATGCTGGTGGCCGGTTGAACCCGACGACCGGCGCGGCGCGTGGCGCATCCTGATTGAAGCGAGCGCACGCGGGGCCACGCCCGAAACCATCGCCCAGCACGCCCACCTATGGCACTGCGACAGCCCCGACGCGTACCGCTACGCCCTGCGCGAGGGTATCGAGCTACGCGAGGATGCGGGCGAGTTCGTCGCCACACTCAACGGCTGCGAGGGCAGGGGCGCACACGCGCTAACCGCGTTCGTCGCCCTGTTCAATGCGATGCATCCCGCGCATTAGTGCTAGCGTTCCACTGAGAAAGTGCTAGCACTTCGCTAGCGCTTCGGCTATACTGTTTCCACAGTCAACCGAACGGAGTAATGCAGCATGTCTAACGCCCTTACCATCATCACGCCCGACGCATACAACCGCACAAAGTTTGTGGGCGGTTCCGATATCGCCTCAATTATGGGCATCAACCCGTACCGCAGCGGCCTGGATTGCTGGCTGGACAAGGTAAGCCCCGACACACGCCCCGACAGCGACAACCCCGCCACGCGTCGCGGCAAGCGCATGGAACCGGTGATTCTCGAATGGGCGCGCGAAGACTTCGGGTTAGAGGTCGAGCATAGAAACCGTCGTTTTGTGGATTCCGCGGTGCCGTTTTTCGCGGCTGAAATTGACGCGGAAACGACCGTTGACGGCGAGCCGGTCAATGTTGAGGTAAAGACCGTGCATCCCTTCCTTGGCAAAGAGTGGGGCGAGCAGGAAAGCGACGGCATGCCGCTGCACTATCTGGCCCAAACCATGTGGGGCCTGTCGGTCACGGGCCGCAATCTGTGCGTGGTGTATGCCGGTGTCGGCGACGAACTGCGCCGCTACTTTGTCGAGCGCGACGACGCGCTAATTGATTTGATGCGCCATGAGGCCGATTCGTTCTGGCGCGGCTACGTCGAAACGCGCCTGCGCCCGGATATCGACCCGAGCCATGCACGCGTATTCGAAACCCTCAAACGCCTGTATCCGGGCACGAACGGCGAGGCCGTCAATGCGTCCACTACGCACGAATCCTGGTACGCCACCATGGTTGACGCTGCCGAAAAGGCGGCCATGTATGAGGGCGTGGCAAAGGGTGCAAAGGCGCATCTGGTGTCGGAAATGGGCGAGGCCGCGCAACTGGTCTTTGCAGACGGGCAGGCATTGAAGCGCGCCAAGCGCAAGCGCGCAGGCTACACGGTGGACGCAACCGAGTATTGGGATATCCGCGTCGCCAAGTTCAAAGAGGAAAGCGCAAAGGCAAAATGAGGGCGTGCGCTATGCAGCATTCTGCTAGCAGTGTGCTAATATAGCGCTGTCAACTTACACGCGAGGAAACAATGTCACGCACCGAAGAACTGAAACAGAAAATGCAGGCCCGCAACGGCGTAACAGGGCAGGGGGGGGCGAACGGCAACGGCGAGGCGCTGGCCCCGCTCACGCAGTCACAACAGGCTGACGCGCTGGCTAAATTCCTGTCGTCGCCTGCGGTCATGGCGCAAATCATGAAAGCCCTGCCGCGTCATCTGACAGCGGACAGGCTGATTCGTATTGCGACAACCGAGCTACGCAAAAACCCCAAGCTGGCACTCTGCACGCCCCAATCATTCCTTGGTGCAGTCATCCAGTGCGCGCAACTTGGGCTAGAGCCGGGCAGTGCGCTGGGCCATGTCTACCTGGTGCCGTTCAAACGCAATTTCAAGCGCGGCAACGAATGGTTCAGCGAAATGATTACGACCGTGATAGTGGGCTATCGCGGCATGATTGACCTTGCCCGCCGCAGCGGTCAGATTGAGTCTATCGAGGCGTGGCCGGTGTACCTGGGCGACAGGTTCGAATGTCTGCTGGGGCTGGAACCGTCGCTGGTGCATGCGCCGGATTGGGAGAACCCGAACCGCACGAACCCCGACATGCTGCGCTTCGTGTACGCGGTCGCCCGCCTTAAAGACGGTGGCCGCCAGTTCGCGGTTATGTCGCGCGCCGAAGTCGAAATGATTCGCAACCGGACTTTCGACAAAAACAAGACGAGCGCCGACGACCGCGCGAAAAGCCCATGGGCGACGGACTTCGAGCAAATGGCATTGAAGACGGTTATTCGTCGTCTGTTCAAGCATCTGCCAGTGTCTATCGAAATGGTTATCGCCGACGCGCTGCGCCGCCCGGATAGCGACGAACTGCAACTGGCCGAAACTGCCGCGCTCATGCTTGAGGATAACGCCAGCCCCACGCTTGATATCCCGATGCACGAAGTACCTGAAATGGTTGTGCCGGGCGAGCAGGGCACGGGAGAGGGCGAGCCGGAAAGCCTGCAAACGGACTTTGACGGCCCAGGGCAGACGCTGGGCGAGCGTATCGAGGCCGCGCTACTCAATGCAAAATCGCGTGACGTGCTGGACGTGGCCGCCGACGAGATACGCGAACTGGCCGCGCCTGCCGAGCGCGCGAAACTTGAGGCCCTGTACAGGGAGCGCCGCGAAGTGCTGCAATAATGCTATATTTGTGCTGCCGGGCCGCTAGTGTTCTGCTAGCGGCCTGCTGTCATTGAAGCGGGGAATAATGGATAAGAGAAACCTGTGTGAAGTCGCCCGCGAGCTTTTCGAGCATGAGGAAAACCGCGAGGGCGACTATATGGCGTTCGTCATGGGGGCGGCTTTCATGCACGAACGGCTAACCTGGCTGATTAGCGAAGCCACCACGCGCGACGATAATATGCTGGACCCGTCCTTTCTGGACTGGATAGAGAAAGACCTGAAATATGCACAACGCACGGGAGCCGCCTGGGAATCAGAGCCGCAACCCGTCTATCATCCCGAGCCGCCGCCGCTGCCGGTGCGTGCCCGCAATGTACTGAGTGACCGGCGCGCAGACCAGGCCTATGCGATTTTTGGCGAGGGCTGGAACCCCGACAGGTTCGCGCATTTCTGGCATATGTTCGAACGCGACATACTGCCCGATGGTCTGGACAGTGAGGGGCGTTCAAAGATGCGCGCAACTTTCCTTGCGGGAATTTCTACCGCCTTTTATGATATAGCCCGTATCTACGTTAAAGCCGCGAATGCAAAGAACCCCGAAGCATTCAGGATTTACCTTAGAGATTTCAGGCGTTCATTAGAGCGGACAATGCAGCCCGCCGACGCCCGGAACATGCACTAACGGGCTAACGAGAATGAGGGCATAGAGACATGTCCGAAGTAACGCGCATTGACCGCTGGGAACCTTCCTATGAACGCGGTTGCGAGGTCTGCGGCATGAAACCCGTTGTTACGGGTGTGGCCGCTGGCCGCGTGGTCTATAGCGGTAGCATGTGCGGCGTGCATACCTGGGGTCGCTCCGATATGGACGACCCCGTATCATGGAATGACGACGACGACGGGGGCCAGTAATGCCCGCGCTCAACGTGCCGCCGCACGCGCACAACTCCCAAACCATCATTGGCGACGCTGTACCTATTCCCGAGCTAATGCAACTGGTGGACGCGCTCACGGCTATCCGCGACGCGGGCGGCCCCGACGACCGCGAGACTATCCAGAAGGCAATGGACTGGTTGAGCTTTCAGGGGGGAGCCATTCGCGGCCTTGAGTCGCGCCTGGCCGGTGATTTAGACGTGATACCGGAAAAGGCGCTAACCGGCGTAGTCATGCAGCATTGCGGGGACGAACCCGAGGCCTATAACGCCGGTATGGCGCTCGCGCGTGACGTGCGGCTACTGTGTTTCTTTCGTGCCATCGAGCGCAGCCGGGATGCCTGACACTCTCTATCACATCAGCATCAACGTGCGCGAAATGCTCGCCAAGTGCGACGACGTTCTATGCGACATGTACCGGTGCGACCCCGAGCATTTGCCCGAGATACGCGCACGCCTTGTCATTGCCATGGCGCGCGGCCACGTCTGGACGCCTCTGTATGGGCAGTGCGATAACTTCGACCCCGCCAAAGGATGCCGGGGGCATAACGTCAATCAGGCCGATTTTCCGCAACCGGATATGCCATGCAAAGAAAACCGTTCGCCCCCATTGTCCTATTGAGCGCCGAGGAAATAGAGCGCGACAAGCGCCGCATGCGCCTGACTGTCATTGTCCTTTACACAATCGGACTACCGTTAATCTTTGTCCTTCTATGGTTTGCACTTAGCTAGCACTATGCCGCACTTTTCCCAAATCCGACGTAATCGACACAGAGAGGCAAACGCGATGCTTGATACTTTCACGCCCGAACAGAAAGCCTCAATTCTCGCCCAAATCATGAAAGAGGAAAGCAGCGGGGCGAGCCTGCGAGAATGCTGCCGCGCACAGGGCATTACGCTGCAAACGTTCCTTGACTGGAAAGCAAGCGCGAGGCGTCATAACCAGTTCGATACCCTGCATTTAAATGGCATTCACCCCGAGCGCAAACCCTCACGGTTCCGGCATGAAAAGCCAAAGACAGCACTACAGATAGCACTCGAAACCGCCCAGCGCCGCAGTTATCCCGAAGACAACCCCGAAGACGTGGCCGCCGTGCGAGCCATGGAAAGAGGCGAGCCAGTACCGACAGCAACGCCGCCAGACATGCCGCCAGAAACGCCCCCAGCGGCCCCGCCGCCTGCGGTTGACGTGCCAATAGCCGCAGCGCCGCCCGAGGCCGCCAGCGAGCCGGAAAACCCGCCCCCGCCGCAGATTGAACCCTCATACCCGATATATGACGCAGTACGCGGCATGCTTGAGCAGCAACCCGAACCGGATAAAGAGCCGGTCAATTCAATTATCAAAGACGAGGTTATAACCGTGCCAAAATCTGAAAACGTCATCAAACCGCGTGGCATAGCTGCCACCATGCACAACGCTATGCCGTGGCTCGCCGCTGTCGAGCGGAAAACAGAAAAGGCAATGGGGCCTAAGCCCGCGAGCAAAGCGCCGGGCTATTACGCCTGGATTGCGCATCGAAAGGAATTAATGACGCCCGAGCAGAAAGCGGAAATTGAAACTTATTTTGGTGTCAACCGGCGCGGCGCTCGCGCGACGAAACCCGATGCGCCGACAGCCAGGCGCGCACCGAAGCCCGCACAGGTAGAGGAACAGCGCGAAATGGTGGCCGCCCGCGTGACCAATGGGCCGCGCAAGGTGCCCGCCTCGCCGCGTGTCAATGAACTGGTCAACCAGCATGCAGAGCTATCCGCACAGATTGCAGACCATCAGCAATTGGGGCTGGTGCGCGCACATGCGCCGCGTGAGCATGGGGGGCTGGTGACAGAGAATGAACGACTCAAACGCGCACTCACGGCGCTGACTATGGAAAACCTGCAACTGCGCGGGCTGCTTTAATTTTTCTGTAGCCGGTCGAGCAGTGAGGGTTCAGTGTGGGGGGGCAGTGCCACGCCCCCGCCGTGCCCGCCTACGTCGGTGGCCGTGTTGCCATTGCCGCGCATCACGACAAGGGTACAGGCCGTGAGCAATGAGGCCGTGAGCATGACAAGGGCGGTTCTCATTGCGGCGGTTCGGGCCAGTCGATATCGAGCGGAAAGCCTGCCTGCTGCGGTACATCGCGCAGCGCCTGCCGGTAGCCTTTCCATGTATCCGACAGCGTAGCCGGTGCGTCTGCGCCCTGCGTCCAGTCGGATTTCCTTAGCAGGTAGTCGCGCTGTATGCGCGCCTCTTTCGCCTCATACTCATTTTCGAATTCTGGATAGCGCGCGATGGTCGCGGGCACGTCCAGCGGTGCCATGTCATCGGGCCAGCGGATTAGATACGGGTCGCCGCACTGGTTGCCGTCGTCGCCCAGCGGGTGCGCCACGAGAAAATCACGCCCATGCATCATGTCCGGGTACTGTTTCGTAATCACGAATATAAGCTGGTCGTGTGTAATCACTTTCGCCTCACTGGTTGCGCTGCCAGACGACATGGAACCATAGCCGGTTAATGTCGGTTCCCACTGCGGCGCGCGCCCCTATCACGACCCATGGGCTAGACGCATCAATAGCGGTGGACGAACGCCCATTCAATTCCCCGAGTTCGCTAACGCCTGAGTTCCATACTACCTGTGCGCCGTTGTTTGCCTTGCCGTTGAATGTGTCACTAATCCACTGGCCCGCCCATGGCATATAGATATTGCCATCGGTTCGCACGGTGCAACTGCCAAACACGCCCTGGCCGTTGTGCTGGACATTGCCGCCGTCGTCCATATAGGCGACAACGCCGTTATAGGCATTGTTGACCCATTCCATGCCCCCGCCTGCCGCGCGCCCACGCAGAAACATCTGAGTGCCGTCTGTCGAATGCATGGCCATCTCGCCATAGCTGCCGGTCTGGTTCAGGTTGAGGCGACCATAGATATCTGCGCCGCCCGCGCTGATAAAGAGGTTGTTTCGCAGATTGATAACGCCGTTATCGCGTATCTGCATGTTCCAGAATGAATGCGTCGAATCCACAAAACCCACGCCCGGTATACCCGCGTCGCCCACCAGGTACGGCGTGCTGGTGCCGTAGCCGATATAGATTGGCACGCCTGCGGCCAGGTTAAGTGCGCCGGTCATGGTGTCGCCGGTTTTCTTGACCGTGTTCGCAACCGTGTTAGCCGCCGTCGTCGCGCTGGCCGCTGCGTTCGTTTCGCTGGTCTTCGCATTGGCCGCACTGCCTGCCGAGGCGGTGGCGCTCGCCTGCGAGTTCGTCGCGGCGGTGTCTGCGGCGGTGGCTTTGGTCGTCGCCGTGGTGGCGCTCGCGGTCGCGGCCTGCGCCCAATACTTTGCGCTGTAGCCTACGCCGTCCACGGTGCCGCCGAGCTTTTGCGCCCAATCCTGCGCGAGCGCTTCCCAGGCCTTGGAGTTCGTTTCGCTGGTCTTCGCCGCCGTGGCGCTCGCCGCGCTCGCCTCTGCCTGCGCCTGCGCGCCGGTCTGGTTTGACTGCGCCTGTTGCGCGGCGGCTTCGGCGTCGCGCGCTGCGGCCTTGGCATCGTCGGCGGCGGCCTGCCCGTCGTCTACCGCGTGTTGTGCGCTGTTGGCCGCATTGGTCGCGCTGTTCGCCGCAGCCGTGGCGCTGCCCGCTGCATTGGCCGCCGACGTGCCCGCCTGCGATACGGCCTTGTCGAGCTTCGCCGTGTCGTCGGGGGTCAATGTTCCCATGGGGCCGGGTTCGCCCTGTTGCCCCTGGTCGCCGCGCGGGCCAATCATGTACTGGCCTAACTTCAATTCGAGTACGGCGGTTTCGTCGGAGTCCAGAATAAAAGACAGTTCAGCCATTTTTAGCCCCTTCGAGCGCGGCCACACGCGCGAGCGCGGCCTGTAGCTGCGCGGTCAATTCCTTGATTGCCCCGCACAGGTCGGGCACGCACGCGGACAAATCCACGCCCTGATAAACCGGGTTGCCGTCGTCGTCTTCTGCATCCTTTTCGCCGACAACCGCGCCGGGTTCCGGGCCTGCCAGTTCGTCGGCAATGAAACCCCGCCCGGCTGCGCCGTTGGTTTTCCACGTAAAGGAAACCGGGTTCGTGTCGAGAATGCGCGCGAGGCAACCGGCGAGCGGCTGCACGTCGGTTTTTAGCCGATGGTCCGAAGTCGTCACATACTGCGTGGTCGCGCCGTCGTTCGTGACAATCGCTCCTACCTGCGTTGCGCCCACGCGGATAGATACAAACGTGCCGTTGGTATAGGCGGTTTTTTTGCTCCACCACTCATTAGCGCTTGCGCTGTTCTGAATGGCAATTGCGGGCGAAGCGCCCATGAAAAACCCGCCATCGGTTGCGGCGGTGCCGTCTGTAATTCCCGTGGTGGACGTGCCCGCAAAAATCGTATTCCCGTTTGAATCAATGCATAGGCCCAATTTGCTGCCGACTTCGAGATATAGCGGCCTGGCATATGCCGAACCATTGCCCAGCGAGCGCACATGTGTTGCTGAATAGTCGGCAAATAGCTGCACGGTCGAGGCGTTCGCCGTGTCGGAGTTGTTATAGGCGACAAAGCCGCCGACGCCCCCACCAGTCGGTATTGAGCCTACCCAGCTATAGGAACCGGGGGCCTGAAAACATGGCCCATATCCCAGCGTGTCGTTAATGTGCGCGCCCGCGACGCCCGTAAAGCGAGGCTTATCGCCCAGCAGTATGAGGCCCGGTGTCTGTAGCGCGCCGGTCATCGGGCGCGAGCCATCAACAGGAACCAGCCCGCTTGTATCGGCGTTGCCCGCTGCGGCTTCGGCACGGTCGGCGGCGTCCGACGCATCCGACGCGCTGGCGCTGGCGCTGGCCGCGCTCGCGGCGGCGTCCGTCGCGCTGCCCTCGCATTGCGTAGCCCAATCGTGCGCGAGCGCTTCCCACTGCGCGGCGTCCGTTTCGCTGGTGGCCGCCGCGCTCGCGCTCGCGTCCGCGTTCGTCGCGCTGCCTGCTGCATTGCTCGCGCTGTCGGCGGCGGCCACGGCCTGCGCGCCTGCTGCCGTGGCGCTGTTGCTCGCCGCGCCCGCACTTGCGGCGCTATTGGTTTCGCTGGTCTTTGCCTTGCTCGCGCTGGTGGCCGCTGCATCGGCGCTGCCTGCGGCGGCTGCTGCTGCACTCTGCGAATCCGTTACGGCCTTATCGAGCTTCGCCTGGTCGGCATCGGTTAGCGTGCCCTGCGGGCCGGGTTCGCCCTGCTGGCCCTGGTCGCCCTTGTCGCCAATCATGTACTCGCCGAGCTTTAGCTCTAACAGGCTGGTGCGCGTGGCCTGGAGTTCAAAGGTTAGTTTGCTCATGACGGCGACACGGTTTTACCCGCGTTCAACATGGATTCAATGATGCGCAGATAGTCGGGCTGGCTGTTGTACGTGTTGCCGTTGCTGTCCACAATCTGCGCATCCATGCGAGCGCGCCCCACGGGCCACGCGCTTGTATCGGCGGCGGATACGGCCACAATGCCGGTGGCCGGTTCCACAATCGTTGTCGTGAGCGTGGCGAAAACCGTCTGGCCTGTGTAGTCGGACAATGTGACCTTGACCGTTTGCCACTGGCTGATATCGTGATTTTTGCCGTCCAGCAGAATGCGGCCCATCATCTGAAAACGCGAGCCGCGCGCAAATTCAATCATGACTGCCTCACGATTTCATCAGGTAGTGCAGCCCCACAAACGCGGGCCGGTTATCGAACGCGGCGTTGCCCCCTGCGGCCTGAATGGATACGCCTGTGCCGCTGCCGTAAATGCCTATGCCGGTGGCCGCGCCATAAATGCCTATGCCGGTGCCGCTGGGGCTTACTGGCCCCTGTCCGCGCCCGGTGCCGTAGGTGTTCTGTACCGCGCAGCCTACGCCGCCGTTATCGGCCCCCGCCTGCACGCTGCCGAGGTTCGGCTGGGCGTGCGCGTGGCCGGGGTCTGCCACGCCGTGCGCGTGCGAGGGGTCATACACGCTATGGGCGTGGCCGGGGTCATTGATACCGTGCGCGTGGCTGGGCATTTGCGCGGCGCTGATAACGGGAAAGCTGCTACCGCCCAGCACGCCGTTTGCGGTCTGGTCGCCCGCGCCAATCGCAAACTTGTTGCGCATGTCGGGCGTGCCGTTGGTGCCGTCGCAGACGAGCCATGCGGCCGGTTTTTTCGTCACGTCGCCAAACCACAGAATGATTGAGCCGCGCGGAAAATTGTTGTTAAAAAGGTTGTCCGCATAGGCCTTGTTTACGAGGTCGCCGGTATCGACGGGCGCACCTGAATTCTTGAAAACAAAGCCCCCCATGTCGAGGTCCGCAGTCGCGGCAACGGAACCATCGGCGGCTATCCAGCCGTCGTGCAACTGCTTGCAGAATGCGAACGCCTGGCGAATGTAATCATCGGCCTGCGTGCCGAGCGGTTCGGACCCCTGGGGCGAGTTCTGTACGGGATTGGGGTAAATGTCATCCCATGAAACGGGTACGGGCATGGCTTCGCCTCACTGTGCTATTATGCTAGCGTTGTGATAACTGTGTGCTAGCGTGGTGCTAGCCTTTTACTGTCTAAATGAGGTATTAATGCAACAGAATCCGTTTATCGCGTTCGGCGGTATCCTGGGCGTTTGCTGGTATGTGGCCGCCCGCCAGTTCAGCGCGTGGCTATCGGTTCGTCGCGCGATTCGCCGCGCCCGCGCCAAGCAGGCCGAGCAGGCCCGGCGCTGAGTTCGGGCCGCCCAGCGCTGCCGGTGTCATCTGCTGGAATCCGCCCGCCAGTGCCTGATTGGCAAAACTGCGGTCTGCCACTGCGCCCGCTGCCTTTCCGACCCATGGAATTTTCGACAGCAGCCCGTTATCCGCTGCGGCTGCTGCGAGGCTGGTAAAGGTATTGGCGTAATTGACGGGCGAGGCGCTGGGCTTCGTGCGCATGTACGACCCCACGCGCCCAATCGTCTTTAGCTGTTCTACTTCGTCGGGGTTGAAAAACGCGGCCAGTTTCTGCGGCCCGAACGTGTCTAGCTGCTTGGCATAGTTGCCGGGCCGGAATTCCTCGCCCGCACCATAGGCCGCGTCCTGCAACTTCTGCACGACCTGCGCGCGGACCTGGTTGAACTGGTCGGGCGAGTGCTGGCGCAGCAGGTCTGCCATTCCGCGTACTTCGTCGGTGTTGCCGCCGATAACGTACTTCTGGATAAACTTGTCCGCGCTGGTCGCATCGGTGGCCGCGTCTTTCAGTGCCGGTATCGCGTCGTGTAGCTGGAAACGCTGCGCGGCGGCCTGCTTGGCGGGCGCAAATACGCCGCCCCTGTCGTCGGCACTCTGCACGGCATCATTAACGGCCTTGCGCAGTTCGCCCAGCGCCGTATTGGCCGTCTTGTCATTGCCCACGTTTTTATTAATGACCTGGGTTAGCTGGTTCGCGTCTTCCATGTCAAAAATCTTTCGCTGGGTGCCGTCCATCAGCCCGAGTTTTTCAAACTGGTTGCGCACGCCCGAGGGTACGGCGTCGCCGAATTCATCCAGCACACGCGCGTAATCCTGCGCGAGTCCTTTTGTCGGTACGTCGAGCTTTGCGCCCGAGCTTTCACGCGCGGCGGTGTAGGCGTCCGTGACCTGCTGGCGCATCTGGTCATCAATGTTTTTCAGCGCGGTCTTTGCCCCGCTGCCTGCCTGGTATGTGTCGGCGGCGGTCGTCGGTGAAAGGTCATCGAGCGCGTTCGCTAGTTGCCTGTCCTGCTGGTTAAAGCGGTTGGCGAGCTTCGTCTGTGCGCCGCGCAGGTTCTGTTCCTTGGCGTACTGGCCGGGGTCGCGCGATAGCTGGCCGGTCGTCGGTTCCATGCCGAGCGCGCGAAAATCCTGCGCCCGCTGTAGCTGCGTGCTGTCCACGCTGGGATTGTCGAGCGCTGACTGTGTGAGGCGTGCGGCATCGTCCGCGCCCATGTTGTCGGCGGTCAATGCCCGGCGCGCGGTCGGCGGCAAATCGGGCGTGCCGGTCGTCGCGCGCTGCACGGCGCTTTCTAGCTGCTGCTGCTGGTAGTCGGGGTTCGCCGCGAGTCGCGCGGCCTGCTGCGCGTCCTGGCGGTTGGTAATCATGCGGTTTAGCCCGCCCGCCGTACCTGCGCCTGCAATCGAGCCAAGCAGGCCCGCGCCTAGCTGCGCGCCGGTTCCCCAGCCTGCCTCACGCGCCCCGCTGCTGCCTGCTGCGCCTCCTGCGGCGCTCGCTATCTGCGTGCCGGGCTGGGCGGCCAGAAAGTCGCCCACGGTGCCAATGGCCGGAGCGCTGCGCTGCGCGAGCCGCCCGAGCAGACCGGGCGCGGCCTGATTCGCGGCGGTGGCATATTCCGGTACAGCGGCCAGCGCCTGCAACCCCTTGCCCGCCGCGTTGCCGGTGGCCGCGCCTACTATGGCGCTGCCCACGTCCTGTACAACGCGCTCGCTGGCGTTTTCAGGCTTCGCCACGCCCGCCCTGTCCTGCAAATCCTGCACTGACGACGACACAGCCTGTAGGCGCGGAATGTCGGTTCCTGCCACCTTGTTGATACCGCCCGTGACGGCATTTACGCCGCTGTTCAGCAGGTCGCCGACAGCCGCAGGCAGTGAGCTAACGCCGGTAATGCCCATGCGCGCGGTGAGGCCTGCCTGGTGCGCGAGGTCGCCGAGGAACCCGCGTTGCTCTGGTGCTGCGGCGGGCGTCGCGGCTGCTGGTGCCGCTGCTTTCTTCGGCTGGGGCGCTGGCATCGTCGCGGGTGCGGCGGGGCCGCCTGCGTCCATCTGCGCGGCTGGCGTGGCGCTGGCGCTGCTGTCGCCTGGGTCAACCGTGTATTTTTTCTGTAGCGCGGCCCACGGGTCGCCATCGTCGGCGGCGGCCTGCGCGTCGGGCTGCGCATACTTCTTTTCGAGCGCGGCCCACGGGTCATTTGCGCCGCCGCCCGCGTTGCCCTGCTGTTGCTTTGCGCTAGCGCTTTGCTGCTGCTTTGCAACGGGGGGCGGGGTCGGGCCACTGGCGGCGCTCGCATAGGCGCGCTGGGCCGGTGTGAGTTCGCCCGCCTGCGCGCTGGTCGAGCCGGTGAGTGCGCCCAGCACGTTAGAGGCATAGCGCTGCAACGTGTCGGATACGCCGCCGATTTTCTTTACATAGTCCGGGTCTTCGGCATAGCCGCCTTTTTGCAACGCCTGGCCGAACGCCTGCGGCGTGCGCGTGCCTTCCACGCCCGGATAGCGACGGTTGAGCAAATCGCCGTAGCCTGCCGCACCAGCGGCGGGGCTGTCGTATGCCTGATAGCTGTCGGTCGTGCCGAGCATGTTATCGCGCGCACTGACGCCCTGCCCCTTGATGTTGCCCAGGTTGTTAGAGCCGGGAATGATGCTCTTTCCGTAGCCGGTTTCCAGCGCCCATTGCGACAGGATATTTTGCGGCGTGGTGTTCAGCCGCTGGGCCTGCTGCGCCGCGAGCGGCCCGTATTGCTGGACGAATGCGCGGATTTCTTCGGGGGTTGCCATTACTGCCCCTTCTCCTGTGCCCATTTTTTAAGCACGGGGTAATTCCAGATAGACCCCTGGATTGCGCGCCAGCGGCGGTCAATTTCGGCGAGGTCGCCCGTCTTCTGCGCGAGCGGCAATGCGTCGCGGTAAAAGTCGGCCTTGCGCTGTTTCTGTAGCGCCTGCGCTTCGGCGAAGTCTTCAATGAATTTGTTTGCGTCGGGCGTGTTGGCGAGTGACGCGAACGTTTTGCCCGCGCGCTGCGCGTCGCCCTCTGTCTGCGGGCCTTTCTGCGCCGCGAGGTTCTGCTGTAGCTTGGTCATGGCGACATTCTGGAATTTCTGCTGGTCGCCCGCGTACTTTTCGGCCTGCGGAATACCGAGCGCGCCGAGGAAAGAGGCGGCCTTGCCCTGCCATTCCTTTGTTGCGCCCGTGTCGGCGGGCAGGTTGCGCAACGTGCGAATCTGGTCGAGGTCGGTCGCCGCGCTGTCGCCCGCGTCCATCGTCGGCGTATAGGCGCGCTTCATAAAGTCTTCATTGCCAAGCTGGTAGGCCTGCGCGACCTGCGGGGGCTGCTGCAACGGAATGCCGCCGCCGCCGTTTTCGGCCTTTAGCTGCGCTTCGGTTTTCAGCACGCGCGAGCCGTTCGGCCCTGCCACTTCGCGCCATGCATTCTGTGCGGCGCTGTCTGCCTTGATTTTTAGCTGTTCGCGCATCACGTCCTGGGAACCCTGCGGAATCGTGAGCTTGTACTGGCCGTTTCCAATCGGTTGCCACTGGATAGCCTGCCCGTCTGGTGTCGTCGTCGGCAACGTCTGGCCGGGCTGCATCTTGTTCATATCCACGACGATACCGTTTTGTATCGACATGTCAGGCTTGGCAATATCGGCCATGCCCTTGCCGCCGTTAAAGGTCAAATCCAGACCCATGCGCGCCCGCTGGCTCGCCGACAGTCCCGCGAGCGGGTCGGCGGCGCTGCCGCCAGCCTGGCCGCCTGCTGCCGGTGCTGCTGCGGCTGCTGCCTGCATCGGCAACGGCGCGGCGCTGGTGGCCTGCCCTGCGCCCCCCATTGCGCCCGACAATGCCGAGCCGCCCGCGTTCGATAGCATCGCGGGTGTACCGGCGTCGAGTGCGGGTGTCGCCACTGCCCCCGCGAGGTCGGGAAACAGTTTTGCAACCATCGCCTGTTTCTGCGTTTCGCTGCGCATCGCCTGCGCGAGTTGCTGCTGTTTCATCTGCGTTTCGGCGTCTACCTGCTGCATCTGCTGTTGCATCATTGCGGCTTTGAGCTTGTCCTGTTCGGCCTGGCGTTGCGCCTGCCCTGCGCTGTTGTACGCATTCATGCCGAGCAGCCCGCCACGCCCGAGCGCTTCGCCCGTGCTGACGCCCCCGCGATTGTTGGCGAGCATGCCCAGGCCCGCCGCGAGCAGACCCTGTTGCGCCGCGCCGTTGTTTGAAAAGCCCTGCAAAACGTCGAGAATGCCCACGGTCGCCCCCTAGCTGAATAGCCCCATGAGGCCGCCGCCGATGCCGCCTATTGCGGTGCCCCATGGGCCGAACATTGAACCGGCTGCCGCGCCCGAGGCCGCACCACCTAATGCGCTGGTCGCCTTTGAGCCGCTGCCGCCGCTGTTCGTGCTGGTCGTCACGCCCTGCGCGCCCGCGCCCATTGCACCAGACAACGCACTTTGCAGTACGCCTAACTGCTGGTAGGGCTGCATTGCATTGTTGTACCAGGATTGGTAATCGGCATTCATCTGGTTCTGGTTCTGCGATTGCTGCATCTGGCCCATGTTGAGCAGGGCTTGCGCGCCCGTGTACTGCCCTTGCGCGATACCGGGCGCGAGGCCAGCGGCGGCCAGCATGCCCTGCTGGTTTAGCTGGTTGGTGGCGAGGCCGTACTGTGCATTGCGTGCGGCGTCCTGCTGCGCGCTGCTGTTCTGCAATGCAATGTTCTGCTGGGCAAGCTGCTGCGTATTCGCATAGTCCTGCCCGTACATGTTGGTGCTGATTTGCCCTAGCTGGTTGCCTAGCGTCTGGTTCTGCGAGTTGGTGTACTGCTGCTGCGCCGAGCCGCCGAACGCGCCCGCGTTGCGAAACTGCGCCATGGTCTGGCTGGCGGTGCCCTGCTTGTAGGCGTCGGCGGCCTGCCCCTGCGCGTTGGCTACCTGCTGGGCCAGATACGGATTGGAACCCATGTACGGATTCGTGCCCACGTCCGTAGAGGTCGGCGCGTAGGTCGCGTTATTGCCGCCGTTTAGCTGGTTCGTGACCGCGCTATTGGCCGCGTCTACCGCACTACTGCCCTGGGTTGCCTGGTTGCGAATCATATCCATGGCGTTTTGCTGGTCGTCGCTAAAGCCCGCAACCGTATCGCCCGAATATTGCGGAATCCCCTGGTTAGAGAGGTCCGAACCGCGTTCGAGAATCTGCTTGGCATACGGCTGCGCCCAATCGGGCAAATTCGCCGTGGTCGTCGTGCTGCCGCTGCTGCCGCCGCCGCTCATGGTGCCACCTTCACAAGTTTTTCATAGGTGATTTCGCGCGGCGTAAAGTCGTATCGCGGCGCGAGCTTGTGCCAGCCGGGGCGGTTCGTTGAGAACGTCAGACGCGTGGCCCCTGCATTGCGCGCGAGGGCCTGCAATTCGTTATCGAATGCGGCCATCACATCGAATTCAGCGTCGCGTGCGTAGAGAATCCAGATATGCACGCGCGAGCCGTCAAAATCCTGCAACAGCCGCAGAATGAAAAAACCGGCGCGTGCGCCGGTTTCGTCGTAAATCATGTAGAGGCTGGCCCCGTTGTTTCGCAGTAGCAGATACACGTCTTCGGGGAGCCATCCATCGGGCCTGTCCATCGTGTCGAGCGCGGGGCGCACGAATGCCCAGGCGTCGCGTAACTCGCCGGGCTGGATAACGGCAAAGCGCGGCGGCGGTGCCATGCGGGCGCGGTTAATGTCGATAGGTTCGCTCAGTGTGTCGCTCATGTCATGCCCCAATCGAAACAGGTTTCCAGGTGCCAGGCGTGCCAGACGCGATGCATACCCAGCCAAACACGCCCCCCGCGTCCGGTTGCGTGTTGCGTACAAAGTCGCCCCGCGCGTGCTGCCCCGTGGTCGGCGCTGCGGCCTGCGCTGTAGTCGCTGCGTTGAGTGTTCCATCTGACAGGGCGTTTAGCTGGTCAATGACCGTGCGCAGTAGCAGCGTGAGCGCGCGGGAAAGGTCTTCTGTGCTGCCATGGGCGGGCAACTGCGGTTGACGGATTCGCATGATTAGAAAAGCCCGTCAGGAACCGACGTAGGCGTATAACCCAATACTTCGAGGTCGCCGCCGAACGCCCACACGACCGAATGCCAGCGCGCGGAAACGTCCACGTCAAACATGGTGCCGTCGTGCATGGTCGTTTTTGAAGTCTCGTAATCGGTGCTGCCCAGCGTGCGGCGGTGCATGCCCGCCATGGTGGCGCTGGCCGGGTCCGTCTTGCAGCGCAGGCGCACATACTGCAAATCGGTATACGTCTCGTCGTCGCCCATTTCGCCGGTCTGCAATGCGCTGGCCGTGCATGGTCCGGTGAGCGTTTCGACCGTATGCGCAGGCGAGATAATCGAGGGCACGCGCGAGGCGTTGACCCAAAACGGCGAGTTGTACGCGACCGCTGGCAGGTCGTCCCACGTCGGGTAAAACGTGCCCAGGTCGTCCCAGGTCATCTGTCCAACAATGTGTTCAAACGTCGCCTCTAACCTGTAGGCGACATGCCCCCACTTGTTCGCGCGATAGTTGTACACAATGCCGCTGTCAATCGTTGTGCCGTCGCCCCTGCCCGACACATAGAACCAGTAGACGAGGCTATTACGCTGGTCGTGCATGCTGCGCATAATGTAATCAACGGCGGGGTCACGGTCGGCGAAAAACCATTCCTTTACCGGGTCGCCGATTGGTTGCGGGCGCGTGCCGTCGTACACATAGAAATTGTCATTGCCTAGAAACACATGCGCGGTCCCGATGCTTATAACGGCTTCCTGCGTCGGTGCGCCTATCTCGTTTGATGCGACCGTGAAAGCCCATATCACGGGCGGCCCCTGATAGGTGCCATAGATAACCGACGAGGCTTTGTACAGCACGACATTGGAGCCGAGCGCCTTGCATGCGGTAATCGCGCCGGGCGTGTCAATCAGGCGGCCTGTCGCGCACTGCGTGGCAATATCAGGAACCCAATCCATCTGGTTGTACAGCGCACTGCACCACCAGCCGTCAGGCCGCTCGCCGTAAATTTCGTCTGTCACGTTGGCGACGAAAACAAAGCCCTGTGTCACGTCAATGACGGTGGCAACAGGCGAGCCGGGAATGTCTTCAAACGGCCCGCTTACGATACTTTGCTGTATCGGGTCCGCGCCATTGACCGCGAGCGTTGCATTGCCCATCTGCGCGAAGCGCCACACGTTCGCATCAGTGCCGCCGTAGGGTTCGGCTACCTGCGTGTCATCGCTGGCGCTCACTGCATCCATGTGTGCGTCCAGCGGGTCGCCTGCGGCCAGCGGCCCGAGCGTGTGCGGACCCTCTAGCAGCGCCTGCGCCGGGTCGGGTGCGGCGGCCACGGTCACGGTGAGCGTGTATGCGGTCGTGCTGTTATCGGCCAGCACAACCGTACACGTTACGGTATAGGTGCCTGCATCGGCCCATGTGTGCGTTGTCTTCGGGTCGGTCGTCGCGGTCGATTCGCTGCCGTCGTCAAATTGCCAGGTGTAGCCCTGTGCGCCGGTCGGCGGTTCGGCAACCGTGAGCGTAACCGCCTCGCCCGCCGTGGGGCTGGCCGGGCTGGTCGTGACAGCAGCGGTCATGCGCGTGACGTCGAGCCATGACGTGCTGAGAGCCTCATAGATGCGCGTGGCCGTGCCCGCGAATGCGCGCGACGTGCCCGTAAGCAATACGACGGTCGCCGCTCCGGTCACTTCGTCATCGAGCGCGGGCAGACCCTGCGCCGGTACGGGTGAGGCTGCGCCCTTCATGCCGATAAGCGTCGGAACCAGCATTTCGCAGGCGACAATCACGCCGGGCGTGGTCGGGTCGAGGTCGGGCGCGAAGCCCATAAACGGCACGTAGGGGCCTGGCATGACTAGCTCGCCCTCGCCACCAGTCCCGAACCCGAGGCGCGGGCGCGGCTGCTGTTGCTGTTCATTGCTTCAATAATCGCGCTGTACTGGCTGCCCCAAATCTGCACGCGGGCATCGTTTTTCAGATACGGTTCGGCCTGCATCAGCGAGCCATACAGATACGCGTCGGGCGCGTCTTCAATCAGCCAGTTTTGCGGTTCGGCATCCGACAGGGGCGTAAGGCGCTGATAGTAGAACAGCCGGAACAGGGAGCCTGCATCAATGCGGCCCATAATCCAGACGCTGTTACCAATCATCGTATAAAGCCGGTCACTGGTCTGGCCTAGCTGGTCGGCGTCGGCGGTCCAGCGTGCGGTATACGTGAGCGTTTCGCCGTTGAGGTCGAGCTTTTCCGCGTCGAGAAAATCATCTGGCAGGGTGATAACGTTCTGGTCGGTCGTGCGCATATAGATGCTTGCCATTTGCCGCGTGCGCAACTGACGGTTTAGCGATGCTTCGGCCAGCGTAATAAAATCGGGTATGCGGTCGGTGAGGTTGGTACGCTTGAGCCAGCCCGCAATGCTGGTCTGCAAATCCTTGTAGTTTTTAATGGTCACGCGCGGCCCCCTTTGACACGAAACAGACTGTTATCGGGGTCGTTCAGAAACTGCGCGCGTAATTTCGGGTCGCGTGTGAACTGGTCAAACGATACTTTCTGTTTGATACACCAGTCTTCAATCACCACGCCCGGAACATGCGCGAGTACGGGCATATCCTTGTGCCCGGTCTGGCCGGTGTTGCGCAGAAAGGCGCACGTATCGAGCAGGCCCGGAAACCATTCCGTGTGTTCCACAATGACGCCTAGAACGTCATCCCACAACACGCGGTTTTCAATATTGGCGAATGGGTCACGCATAAAAAAAAGCCCCTGTTTCCAGGGGCTTCCTCTGTTGTCGTCGCTGCCTGTTACGGCGTGACCGGGGCGGTTGCGTTCAGGTCGCGCACGGCAAACGAACTGCGTTCCTCGCGCGCTTCCAGCGTCAGTTCCGTGACCATTTCATAGCTGACGTTATCGCCCGTCTTCGCTAGCTGGTCGGTTTCGAATCCGCGCAACGTTGCCACGGCCCAATAATCCGGGTCAATGCCGTAGACATTGTTATCAATGCCATTCGACATAACACGGTCAGGGACCATTTCAATATTGCCGAAGTCGGAACCGTAGAACGTGTAGGCCGTGTTCAGTGTCACACGGGCCACGCCGTTAATGTCCTGTTCGCGTACAACGTTGCCGTCAAACGTTGAGGCTACCTGTTTGAGGTACGGGGCCATGATTGCAAAACGCACGTCGCCGCCGTTCGTGTAGGCCTGCAAAATCGCATCCTTGAACGAGGCTTCGTCAAAATCACGGGCCGCGCCTGCAACCGGCGCAACATTGTTTTTCGGGTCCGGTGCAACGCCGCCCACGCCCATATTGTTGTTCGTTTCCATCCAGCCATTGAGGCCGCGCAGTTTGCGGTTGCCGCTCGCGTCTTCAATCTGCTGCACGGCGTTGGCAATGCAGGCCGCTTCGATATCCTTTTTGATTTCGAGCGCCTTTTTGGCCTTTAGCCGGTTCAGTTCCGGGCCGCCTGCATGGTTGACCGCGTTTTGTGTGCCGCTGATAGAAAACGTATCAGTGAAAATCTGGCAACGGTTCCCGAGGCGTTCGGTTGGTTGCTGCTTGGCAAACGTCGCGTCTGCGCCTTCCGGTGCGGCGTTGTTCGGGTTCGGCGCGCGCAGCGTGTCGCGTTGCCATTCGTGCCAGACAGCATCGGCATTTACGCGGTCGATACGCGAAACAAACGGCGTATCTGTCGGCGACGTGCGAAAAATCCGGTCAATCAAATCCTCGCGGTTGCCGACTACCTGCGTGGTCGTATATACATTTGCGGGCATGTTCCTTGACTCCTAAAAGAGCCGCGCAAGGTTGTCCAGATTGGGGTTTTTCTCCCACTGCGACACGGCGCGTTTGCGCTGGTCTGCCTTCTGGTTCTGTGCGGGCTGACGGTTGCCGGGGCGTTCCGAAACGGGCGGCAAATCGCGCACGCGTTTTTGCGCGGTGCCTGCCTTCGATTTCAGTTCGTCGTACTTGCGGGCCTTGTCGGCGTTGATAGCAGCGGCGTGCAGCACGCGCACAATGCGCGCGTCGCCGATTTCGCTGATTTCCTGCGCGTTAAATCCTGCATCCGACAGCAGGGTATTAATGCGCGCGATGCCGCGTGAGGCCTTTTCCGGGTCGCGCCATGCGGGGATAGCTTCGAGAACGCTATCCTTCTGGATTTCGAGAAACTGCCCTTTCTGTGCTTCGTGCAACTGCGCCTGTTGGTTAGCGAGGTAGGCTTGTGCCGCCTCTGCATCACGCAAGTGCTGTTGACGTTGCTCCATCAGGTGTTTTTGTCGAACCCATGCGGCGGGGTCGGTCTGTGCGAGTTCGTCCAGATTGGGTGTCTCGCTTTGCATCAACGCACGAATGTGCGTCTGCACGTTCTGCAACATCGTGTTCAACTGCTGGCGCTGCTGGTTGACTGCATGAATCAGGTTATCGGCCTGTTTCTGCGTGGTGGCCGCCTTTTCCCAGCGGTCATGCGCAGACAGGCCCTTGCTTGCCGCTTCGAGCATTTCGGCACGCGTGAGCGTGCGCTTTTCGCCGTTGACTTTCAGCGTGTATTTTTCCGCGCCGTCGTCGTCGTCGTGTTCCTCGCCGTCGTCGTCGTCGCCGCCGTCGTCGTCGCCTGCTGCGTGCTGGGTGTCGTCGCCGTCGTCGCCATCGTCGCCGGTGTCGCCGTCGTCGTCGTCGCCTTTGGGTTCCGGCTTGCCCTTCTTTTTGCCGGGTTTAGCTTCCTCGTCGTCGCCGTCGTCGTCGTGTTCGTCGTCGCCCGTGTCATCACTGGCGGCCTGAAAACGTCCATTGTCTGCCCGCGCTGCCTTGCGGCTTTCCTTGGTCGTCGCTTTCTTTTCCACGTCGCCGAACGCGTCGCCGAGTTCGCCCAGGGATTGCGCGCCCGCTTGCGGGTTAGCTGCGTCCTGTCCCATTTTTCACGCTCCAAAAAAATGCCCGAATCCTGTAACGGGTATCGGGCTTAGTCAGGTTGAATTACTTCCATGGCCTGCGAAAAATTGCCGGGCCAGTCATCGGGCCGGGGTTTGCCTGGCCGCCATGTTCTGAGGGCGTACATATCCCAGCCGCCTTGCGGGTCGTCGGTGTCCGGTAGCGGGTACGGGTCGGTGTACATCAGCAGGCGCGCACACGCTGCGGCTAGTACGTCGTCCTGGTCGAGCCGGTTGTAAATCGCCACGGGGTCAAACGCGACATGACGACGGCGGCAAACGTGCTGCAATGGGGCGGCGCTCGCGCTCGCCTCATAGATGCCCCATACGCCGCCGTGGCTCGCCTGGGTGCCCTGTTCAAACTGCCAGTACCCGCGCGCCGGGCCGCCGCCGTACTGGTCGCGTGTAACGAACCCGCTTTCCTGCAAGCCGATAGCGAGCAGCAGCACGCGGGCCGCGTCAGAGGTCATTTCAGCGGGCAACAGGCGCAGCGCCGGGCGGATTGCGCGGCGCAGGATGCGTTGCAGGTTCGGGCCGGTCGTCGTCACTGTGTAGCACTCCTATAGCATTGTGCTAGTCATTCGCTAGCGTTTTACTGCAACATTACCAGCGTTCTGCCATCAGAAAGACGGCATGCGGGCGGCCCTTTGTGGATGCGTGCGCCGTGGCCGCCAGCCACGCGCAGACTGACGCCAGGCGGGCTGTTCTTTGCCCAAACGTCGGTAATGAAAACGTTCTGCGGCAAGGTTTCCTCAACGGCTACAAGCCACCTATTGAACGAATTCCAAGACGCTCTTTCATCGTCCTGTATTCCTTTAGCTGGATGCGCGCCATTTCCCCCGTCTGTATGTGCTGGGTGAGCGCCTGCCTCAACTGGCCTAGTAGTGTCACCATCAGGAAACACCTTTCGCGCCCGTCCTGCCCTATTGCTGCGTCCTGTTTCCATCGCGTCATTAACTCCTTTTCGACGGCTTCAAATGCGTCCACAAAGAGGGGGCTTTCAATCACGGCGCGCGCCCGTTCGGCGCGCTCCACTTCGTGCGCGCGTTTCACGCGGTCTGCGTCATCCATGGTCTAGCCGCTCCCAATGCCGGGCATCGGCGGTTGCGGGCCGCCCGGAATGCCGCCGCCCGGATTGCCGGGGTTGGGCTGTTCTGGAATAGCGCCGCCCGCTGGCACGCCGGGCACGCCGTTAAATTGCGACATGTCGGGGGGCGCGACGGTCTGGCCGCCGAGCGCCTGCATGTTCTGGTCGAGTGCCGAGATAAACGTAATGCCCTCATACATCGGGTGTACGCCGTACTTGAACAGCAGTTCCTCGCGCTGAATGGCGAGTGTGGCCGCCGTCTTGTCGCGCTCGCGCTCGTCTTCCTTGTTGGCCTTTTCGGTGTCTACCTTGGCCTGCGTCAAAATCTTGCCCTGTTCCGTCTTGTTCTTTGCCGATTCAATCTGTAGCGCCGCGTCGGTCTGCGCCTTGGTGGCCGCAATAGTCGGGTCTTCGGGGGGCGGCGGTGGCGGCGGCATGCGGTCGGGGTCGGTAAAGAACGAATCCGCGTCTTTGAAGCCCAGCACGCCGCACATTTTGGCCGCGCTGTTGTACATGTTTTTCGGCGTGCAATAGCCCATTTGCAACGCCTGCGCCTGCAACTGCTGTATCTGCGTCAGGTGTGCTACGGCCACGTCCTTATTGCCCGTGCCCAGCCCCACGTTTACCGACATGTCAAAGCGGTTAAACCATTCGCGCGGGTCTACGTTGACCCATTTTCCAGTCAGGCGCACCACGGCTGGTTTGTCCTGATACTGCGCGCACAATTTCAGCATCAGCCAAAACAAATCTTTAACGCCCGTTTCGGCAAAGATGCGTGCCACCAGTTCAACGCGCATATCGGCGCGGTTGGTGATATTGGCGAGGCCCGTCGCCGTCTTGTTCAGCGTGTCGGCGTCGCTGCCCTGCGTGTACTTCGTTACGCCCGTCGCGTCCTGTTTCTGGTCGTCGGCATATTGCAGCATCTGCATAGCCGCTGCCGGGTCGCTCGCGCTGCTGGACAACGGCCCCGCCATGCCGGGTTGCTTCATGCGGACAACGCCGCCTGGCCGGTTGGTGAGCAGGTCATCCAGATTCACCATGTTATCCACGGCGAATGTGCGCGCGTTCGTCTGGAATGCCAGGTTGTCGAGCGCGTTACGCAGAATGTGCGTTTTCGTGCGCTGCGAGGGCATCGCCAAATCTGCCTCACTGCGCCCAAAAAACACATGCGGAATGGGCACGGGGCAAAGGGTCGCCCAGGGCGGCCCGTCAATCGGTTCGTCATCCAGTATCTGGTCGCCTGCGCGCGTGATTTTGCGCCATTCGGCTACGCCGTCGCCGTCAACATCAATGGGCAGATAGCATTCAGTTAGCCAGACTTCGCGCATGCTGTCATCGCCCTTGCCGCTGGTGTCGTCAAAGGTGAGCGGCCCCTGGTTGTTCTGCAATGCAAAGCGCGCGTCGAGCATGGGCGCATTCTGACTGCTGGGGCCAGACGGTATCGAGTTATCAGACGTGATTTCGTCCACGTTCTTATAGCCGCGCTCGCGCAGATACCCAATCGTGCGTTTGACGCGGTGCGCGGTGAAACCATCGCGGGCGGTCGAGCAATCCGGGTGTATCAAAAATTCCTCGCCCGGTACGGCGCAGATTTTCACGCGCCCGCCAGACTTCGTGCGCTTTAGTCGCAGGTCATGCAACTGCGGCATCTGGCGCGGGTTCGGTTGCCTGGGCGGCTTGATTAGCGGCGGCTTCGGTGGCGGCGCTGGCGGTTGCTGGGGGCCTGCTTGTGGTGCCGCTGGCCCGCCCGGCTGGGGTTGACCCCCTGGGCCGGGCGGGGGCGGCGGTGCTGCACTCGCTGGCGGTTGTGGTGGCGGCGGCGGCTGCTTGGGTTGCTGTGCGGGCGGTGGCGGCGGTTCCATCGTCTTGCCCGTCATCATCGGCGATTGCTTCGCCTGCATGGTCTGGCTGGCGGCCATTTCGGCGGCCTGTTCCGGTACGCCCGAGGCTACCAGCGCCTTTATCATCGCCTGTTGTTCGGCGTATAGCTGTAGCTTGAGCGTGTAGTCTGCCTGCGCCTGGTGCAGCGCTGCGGGGTCGGGGTACGCGGTGTGTTCAATCGGTTCGATACTGTCGTCTTCGAGCAGTTCGGTTAGCTGGTCTTCGTTTAGCCCCCTGTAAAATTCCGTGACCTGTTCGGGCGCGTCATCCCACCACACTTTCATGACGCCCACTTTCTGAATCAGGGCATCTTTGAACCATGTGTAGAGTTCGGACCAGCCCGGATTCTGCTGATAGAAAACGTAGTTTAAATATTCGGTGGCCTGTTCGGCCTGGTCTTCGTCGCCCTCTTTGCGCGGTACGAATTCCACCACAGACGGGCCAGCGGTGAAAATGTTCATCAGCGCCGGTAGCATCCATTCGATTGTGTCGCTTACGTCGGTTGACACAACGGCGCTGCGGTCGGGAATCGCGGGCGGTGCCAGGTCATCCTCTGGCAACCCGAGGTAATACGACATGGCGCGGTTGCGTTCCTCGCCTAGCTGGTCAAAGCAGAAGGTCTGCGCTTCCTGAATGTACTTGTCGGTAATCTGCCGGATTTCTACATCGTCCATCGCGTCGCGGCTACGCGGTTCCTTGAACGTTTCTTTCGTGACTTCCACGTCTTCAACGTCGTCCGGTTTTACGATTGTCGGCATTACCGCATTTCCTCAAAAAGTACGCCCTGCCCTTTCGCGGCGGTTAGCAGCGGTTGACCAGCGGCGCGACGGCGGCGGTTAGCGGCCCACGTCAGTAACAGCGCGTGAAACGCACCATGACGACGAAAGGCGCGCGCCTGCGCGAGGTACACGCGAGCGGCGTGTATGTGACGCTCGCGCTCACTCATAGCGCCACCAGAAAACCGGCTTCGGCCAGCGTCTGATTGGGCAACATGCCCAGCGCTGCCTTTGCCACCAGGTGCCCGTTGCCGTTCGTCTGCGGTTGCTCGCGTGCCTCATAGAGCAGCAGGAATTTCACGGCCCATAGTCGCCTATGGTTGGTGTTTTCGGCGGCCAGCAGCGCGGGCTTTATCTGCCAGCCGTGGGGCACTTCAATCATGACGCGATGAAATGCCCGAGCAGCACAGAGAGAACCCAGCACGCGAGGCCAGCGCCCAGCAGGTTGACGCGGGGCACGGGAACCGACAGCGCGGCCAGCACGAACAGCACGAACGCGGCAACCATCAACACCAGTGAGACAGTGACCATTTCGGCCCCCTATGCAACAGTGAGTTTCGGATACTTCAAAGCCTGCCCCCAGCCGTTAAAGCTGTTGCTCATCAGTGGCACATCGAGCGCGACATAGCGCCATGCGTCCGCGCCGTGGCTGTACTGGTCATGCACGGGCATGCTCGAAAACTCGCCGTACTTTTCCTTGTACTCGCGCCGGTAATTCGTCAGGCATTCGAGGCCACGCGCGCATTTCTCGCTGTCAAAAAAGAACGTCGGAAAAATCATGCGGCCCGCGTGTATGCCGTCTTCTAACGACAGGTTCGGCGTTATCTGAAAACTGATACCGAGGCTGGCGGCCACTTCAAAGCGGCTGCGCCCCGTGCCGAGTTCGCGCACCTGTATATCGTGCGGCGCGAAGTGCTGGCCGTACTTGTATTTGCGTTCATCCAGCACGCGGGCGTAGTGCTGCAACCCCTCGCCGTTCATTTCGTAATAGTCGATTGCGCGGCGCTCAGTGCCGACAATCTGGATAAACCAGATTGCCGTTGCGTCGCCCATGCCCAAGTCCCATACCGTATGCACAGGTAGCGTGGGTTCATAGGGCACGCGGCATATGCGCTTCTCAAAAAAGGCGTGTTCCATCTCCTTTTTGTAGATAGCGCCCGCAATGTCTATCACGTCCCAGCGTCCAGAAAGCAGCGCGCGGCGCTGCATTTCGTCCAGTAGTAACAGGTTCGTTTCATAGTCCGCGCCCAGGTGCGGGTTATCCGTCAAACGCGCGGGAATGAAACGGCGTGCAACCAGTCTTTGTTCGCCGCTTGCCAGCGTGAGAATCTGTTTCGAAAGCGTGGGGCCGCCATCGTTGCCGATACCCCAGCGGTCTTTAACCCATTTGTGCCCGCGCCCGCCTGGGTTGCAGTTCGCGCGCATCACGCATTTAAGCGCCGGGTTTGACGTGCGCAGCCGCGAAAAAAGGTACGTGTAGCCCACGTCATTAGGCCACTGCGTCAGTTCCTCAAACCCGACAAACTGAAACTCGAATGACTGCCATCTATAGCGGTCATCCTCTGTCTGCATGTAGCTGGTGTAAATCTCCGCGCCACTTGGGAAGTGCCAGATATGGTCGGTTTTGTTAAACTCCGCGCCCGGATAGCACAGCGGGTAAATCTCGCGCATGCGGCTTTCTAGCTCGCGCAGTTCGGGAAACGTTGGCCGGAAAATCACGGCCTTGTAGTCGCTTTGCAATACCGCCTGCTGCCACAACCCGAGCGCGTCTATAACCATCGCTTCGGACTTGCCGCCGCCCGCCGCGCCTCCATACAACACTTCGAATTCAGGGGCCGCGAGGTATTCGGCCTGCTTGCGTGTCGGCGTCCAGGCGGCCCGTACTTCTATCTCGTCGTCGTCGTCATCCCATGCGCCGCCGTCGTCATTGCGCAGGCTGGGGCGTGGCATCGGGCGTTGTTTCGTCGGCGGCGCTCGCGTCTTTCATCACAAATTCAATGGGGCGCGCGTTGAGTTCCCCATGTGTGGGCAGGCCCGATTCAATGCGGTTTACCGGCTTCCACAAATCCGGCTGGCGGTTGAATAGCCACGTCTGGCAGGCGCTCACGTCGGGCGGCGTATAGACTTCGTGCGCGCCTACTTCGTTGCCGCCCTTCCATTCGCGCACTTTGACGATATGGCCGGTGCAGCGCTTTAGCAGCCCTTCCACAACGGCAAAATCGCCAATCATCATCCCTTCGTCAAGCGCGCGGCGGAATTCTGGATAGTCGTGTACCCAGCGTTCAAACGTCGCGGGCGAGGCCCCGAGGTTGCGCGCTACTTCGCGGCGCGAGCAGCCCAGCAGTGCGAGCTTGCGCGCGAAAACGATAAATTCCGGGTCGAAACTGTCGTCTGCCCGGCGCATGCGCTCATTGACGAATTCGAGGCGCTGGCGGTCATTGCGGTTAATCGGCATGGTTCAAACTCCGCGCGAATCCGGCATGGTGGCCGGGTATCGTGTAGGGCGTTCATTAGGATTACTTGAGGCTAAAGCCGGTGTTACCGAGCTTCAAAAGCTGCAACAGGTTCTGCACGCTCGCCGAGGGCGACGCGTTGGCCGCGCCCGCGAGGTTGATATTTCCCTGGCCGGGCAGTGTCGGCGTGCCCTGTAGCTGGGTCGGTGTGAAGTTCTGCGCGCCCCCGCCCCCGCCGCCTGCACGCATGCCGCCGCCTGCGCCGCCGC